AGGGTCAAAGACTCGATTGTTGTTTACGAAAGTTACACTTATCGAACCTGCACTAAAGTCATCAAGATTACGATTGATACCACGACTAATAGAAACGCTTTGAACATACTGTGTAACATCAACAAAACCGCTACTGCCAAAACTTAGTTCAACAACATAACTAGGCAAAGGCATTATCTGCCAGAACTTCCATTAGGGAAAGTGAACGGCAAACTGCCATTCTGTTTCAAATACTTAGACAAAGCATCAACAGTAGCCTTCGGGTCAGCCTTATTCACGTTGATAATAACGGTAGGTGTTGAAGGATTATCTTTTGGCCCACCAGTCTTAACATTGAACTTGCTCGGATCTCTATTAGGTCTCTGCATAGTATCGCCCGAAGTAGATAAAACCAAACCCAAACCAAGCAACGCACCTGTACCTAGAAACTTTGGTGTACCCTTACCCTTGCCACCACCAATAACAGTATCTAAACCAGTTTTACCTTGAATCAATGTCATCGCAGTAACCAAAGACTGTATAGCTTTACCTGCCGAAGCAAGAGTCATAATTGCCTTTAGAGCAAGCAGCGCAGGCAACATTTTGATTAGGCTAGTCGCAATATTTGCGAAACCCTTCATCGCATCACCATTACCAAACAAAGCAAAGAAATCCTTTACGCCCTGAATAGTTTCGCCTACAGCCTTCTTGATGTCTAAGAAAGTTTTACCTGCTTCAGTTTTAGGGTTAGACACATCATCAAGGAACTTACCTACCTGATCTATTGCACCGCCAGGCTTCATCATGGAATCAATAAAATTCACAATCAAAGGCAAAATAATAACGCCTAGTTTTTCTTTTAGGTTATCCATAGCGACATTAAGTTTGTCAAAAGGTGAGGCTTGTGCTTCAGCTGCACCGCCAACAGTTTTCTCCAAATCCCCAAACAAATCTTTAGACTTTTTTAGTTCAGGGAACATTTTTGTTAGCGCACTCGTATTACCTGTAAATGCACGAGCCATCGCCTGTGACACTGTAGCCAAAGGTTTACCTGAAACAACCGAAGCATCCAAAGACAGTTTCAATAACTTTTGCGACTTCTCAACACTGCCTGTCGCACGAGCAAGACGAGCTTGAGCAGGTCTAAGTTCATCGTCAACAATTCCGACTTGATTAGATAAGCCCTGAATAAATTCATCGTTATTTTTGATTTGAGCAGAAGTTGCTTTCGTATTTTTAGACAACTGACTATTCAACAGTTGCATAGACTTCTGATCTGCAGAAGCAGCCTTAGCCGCATCAAGTAAACCATCAGTAAGTTGCTTCAACCCCAAACCAATACCAAGCGCACCAACAGTCTTAGTCAACCCACTAAAACCTGATTTAGCTTTCTTCAAACCTGTATCGTCAAACTTAGAGAGCAGTTTGATAATGACTGACATTAGTTCAACTTCCTGTTAACTTTGCGAGCATAACGCTCTAACACCAATTTTACTTCTTTAGAAACATCGTCAATAGAATCCTCAACATTAGGATAAATAAAGTTATTTAGGTTACGTTCCTTCAAGACACGAATCATAGTCCTACCCTGAGTCGTAACCCTGTGCCGTCTAGTGCCATCCTTATACGCATACTCACTAGTAATCTTCTTAGCTTTACGCAGACTACCCTTACCAGCAATATCGGCGATAGCAGTCATAGGCGAATTCACCCAAATAGCGACAAGCGGTGTAATAGCTGAACGAGTTGAACGACTAGCACGAAACTTTACTGTCACAGACTTGGCAGGCTTACCCATACCCCAAGCCAAACGACCAGTATTATTTTTTTTACTCATACCAGATAAAGGCGCAGCATTAGGGATAACTTGTTTCAAGATAGATACAATCGGTTTCGCTTCAGCCTTAGCCTCACGAACCATCGCATTCTTCATGCCAGGCTCAAGAGTATTCAACTCTCGAATCAAACCTCGAATATCATAAACAGTATTCTTGTCAGCCATTTTCACTCCGCTGATACTGCAACGCAAACAACATTGTGTTTATCATGCGATCACTTTCTAACATCAAAACTGAAGGTGCAATACCTGTAGCGACAGAAAGATTAGCAATCAGCCAATGATACGAGTCAACGCCTAGGCTGCTTATTCTTTTGGGTCAGTGACATCAACCTTAGCGACCAGTTCAATCCAGTCATCAAAGCCTTCAGCAGTTTTCTTCAAACGTGTCACACCAAGCCAAGCAAGATAAAGCAAGTGTGTAACCTTCTCCAACTTGTCAACACCAAGGTTAAAGTAGGCTTCCCATTTCACTATGTCCCCTGCAGAGCAAAGAACTTCAATAACATTTCCGTCAGTCAACTCAATGCGTAGGTTTAGTTGATTCATTAAGCCACTCCACGCCCAATAACACCCGTAGTCGGCCATGTAATGCTGAAGGTACTTAAGTCCCCAATCTGACCGCTCACGGGGGTTAAATCGATAACACTGCAGATGGCCGTGTATTGCGGATTTGCAGAACCTACAGCTGAAGAAGTAGGTCTAATGACTACTGTCGCCTGACTGCCAAGCAACGGCCATAGAGTCGCATCAACTGTCGAGATAGCGTAATCTTGATTGAACTGAAGTGTAAGAGAACCTTCCTTCAAACCTGCAACACGAGTAACCCATTGACTACCAAAAGCAGTTGTAGTCACATCGTTAGCAGAAGTTTTTAGTTCAACCTGAGTTAGGTATCCAGCGAGAGCAGTTGATCCATTGATTGAAACACTGAAGTCTGTTGCAACAAAAATTGCCATTTATTATCCTTAGCTTGCGTAAACTTGAACCGAAAACTCGGCACTAAAATAGTCTATTCCATTCACTGACATAGCACCTATGGCAGATAGTTCAGGAACAAACACATCAAACGCCTTACCGCCCAAAGTTCTATCAGACTCTAACGCATACTTGATTGAACCCGAACTTGGTGCAACAAGAACATCCAACGCAGCCTGAGCAGTACGCTCACTTACCCTACCTACAACAACAGTGACTTGAAAAGTGTAAAGCGACATTGAACGCTGATTCTGCTGATTGTATTCAACCTTTGACAGTCCTAGCATTGCCATAGGTGGATTGACTACATCAGGCAAAGTCTCAACAACACGCAAACCCCGAATAGTCTGCAAATTAGTTGCAAGCCCTGATCTAAGCTCACTGATAGAAGCCATCAAGCACCAGTTCTAAGAAGTCTGAACGGATTGATTAGCTGTGCAACATCCCCATCAATACTGCTACCCACACGCATAATCCCAATCTCTGAAACACCTGCAACACCCAAAGGAGATTCAAGTCTCTTAAACAATCTTGAAGCCTGAATGATACAAGCAAACTGAATAGGCTGTGGAACGCTCGCCCAACCAAACGTGCCTGTAACCTTCACCAAAGCCATCTCAGCCCAAACAGGGAACAAATAGTTATCCACTGCATAAATCGCTGTATAAGGCGAATACGCACCATTTGAACGCTGATTATTTGGAACAAGCTGATAATCTCCACTAGCCCAAGTCGTATCAAAAATAGTCGGGTCAGTTGCCGCAGTCTTTAACTCTGTGATTGTCTGTAAATCATCAATCCAACACACAAACCCATCATTAGCCTGATAGTAGCGAACCTCACCTGCACTGCCTGAATAAAAGTAGCGGTTGCAGTATTGGTCAATCATCCTTGAAGCAGCATTTATGCTGTTCTCAATCAACGCATCATCAATAGTGTCAGTTATACGCAGAGCTGCTTTGACATCTGCCAGAGAACAATACCCATTTGTTACAGCCAAAATAAACTCCTAAAGTCAATCTTTAGTTTACCGCTCAAACTTACATAAGTTTTTGAGTCCAAGTTTTAGGCGTCAAATCAGAGTCAATCTCAATCGGTAAATGATACTCAAACTCTTTCACTCTAGGTCTAATCCAATCAACCAAATCACGCAAACCCTGATCTAACTTGACAGTAGTCTCATACCCTAAAAGTTCCCTAGCCTTATCTGAACTGCACAAAGCAACAGCAACTTCTTGAGGTCTGCCAGGCATGAAAATAGGCTCTAACTCAAAACCGATAATGTCTGCAAGTCTCTCAGCCAAATTCAAGATAGTTATAGGTGACTCATCAGGCCCAATGTTGATAACCTCACCAACAGCTCGTTCAGATTCACAAGCCGTCAAAATAGGTGCAATAACATCCTCAATGAAACTAAAGCACCGTTGCTGAGAACCATCGCCATAAATAATCGGCTGCTTACCCTGCAACATCCTGTTAGCCATAATGCTTGCAACATTTCTAAACGGATCATCAAACTTCTGCCTAGCACCAACAATGTTATGAGGAACTAAAATAACTAAATCAACATCGTGAACTTGAGCAAGATTTTGTAAAAGTCTCTCAGCTGACAACTTGGCAATGCCATAAGGATCTTGAGGTTTAGGTGTCAAAGACTCATCAAAAACAAGCCCTGAATTATCGCCATAACGTGCCATAGAGGACATGTAAACAACCTTCGGCACATTAGCTCGAATGCTCGCTGTCATCACGTTGACGCTTATCTGAACAGTGTTACGCACTACAAGGCTAGGACTGAACACACTCAAACCCTCATAAGCGGTACACGCTGCATGAATAACTAAATCAGCCCCAACAAAGACCGGTGTGATTGCTTCCAAATCATCTAAATCAATATTGTAAAGATTGACACCTTGAGGAACATTATCTAAACTGCCACCAAGCAGATTATCAATGCCACGAACCTTCCAACCCTTAGCCAAATAAGCGTCAGCAATATGTGAACCTAGAAAACCTGCAACACCTGTGACGACAACTAATCCCAAGAGTTCACCCTTCTAATCTGCAAATCCCAGCGACCCTCATCAAACCTGCCAGCATCAACCTTGCTCTCAAAATACTTTCTATTATTTGCAAAAGTAACCTGATTGCGCTCACTCAACTTTATGTCACTATTGATAGTTGAACTATTGTCATGCTCCAACTGTAAAGGCAAACGATCCACACGCAAACCTGCATGAGCAATTCTTCGCTCATAATCGTTATCTTCAAAATAGAT